CATCTAATCCGTGGATTGCTTTAAGGTCTTGTGCTAATTCCATTGTGTACTCAGCTTTTAGAGCTCTTGACTTAGCTTCAACTGTAGCTTTCTCGATTGAGAATGCCATTTCAGCAAAGTTAGTGCCGCCGCCGTCGCCTAAAGCTTCAGCTGCTGCTGTATTCATACCGCTACCGAATGTAGAAACTACATCAGCTTCGTCAGCGATAGAGCTACCTGCATCTCCTGAATCAGCTACTCCGCCTAAACCTGTTGGTTCAGCTTGATGAGTACCTGTTCCTGAGAAATCAGTATCAGCTTCGTCTAAGCCTAGTGCTTCTGCACCAGCTTGAGTTCCATATCTGGACTTCATAGCAAAGATTAAACCTGTAGGTCCAGTCATTGGCTGTACTCCACAGATATCGTATGCGATCAAATTAGGCATTGCTCTTCTGACAAGAGAGATTAATACTGGGTCAAAGTTTGAGATATTTGAACCTGTAGCATTATTAGCAACCTCGGAAATCATATTTCCTTGTGAGTGTGCTGCTTCTTGTCTGAGGGCGATTTCCTGGTTTTCTAACAAGCGAGCTGTAACAGCTTTCTTGTAACGGTCCGTAATTGGTGCAGCTTGATCATGCTCCAGCACTGGACTCCATTTTTCTATTAAGTTTGAATCTGCGTTAAACATTTTCGTTTTCCCCTATTTAGATTATTTATTAAATTTACTTATAGCTTGAGTGTATCTAGTCATGACATCAGATAAATCAACTTCTTGATTATCTTCGCCTAATAGACTGTCTACTTCGTCAGCTGTTTCATTAACTTCTTTTGTGAAGTATGATTCTTTAACAGTTTTTACTTTCATTTCGAAAGTTTCTTTGTTATCAAAATCAATGTCTTCTACTAAAGATGCTAGTTTTTCAGCTTCAGTTTCAGCAAGCCCTGAAGATTGTTCTCTAACTACTTGAGCTCTTTCGTGAGATTGAACTTTATTAAATAATTCGATTGAATCTTCTGTGGATTTATTGAGTTGTTCTTCTAGTTCAGAAACTTGTGAATTAAGATCATCCACTAAGTCTACTTTACCTTCTGGAACTTCAATGTAATGTTCTTTGAATACTGATTGTAATGAAGTCATAAATTCTTCAGCTATTTCAGTCCTAAGACCTTCAGTAACTGATAGTTCATTTTCTTTCATCCAGTTTTCAACTACATAATTTAGGTATGAATCTACCTTCTCAACTAAAGAGCTCTGAATTTCAGAAACTTCTTCTTCGAGATTTTGCGCGTATTCGCCTTCAAGTCTTTCAATTTCTTGAGTTAACTTAGATGTTAATACAGCTTCGAATATAGCTCCTGCCTTTCCTCTGAATTCATCAGAAAGTGTAGCTTCTTCGTTTACCAATGCATCTAAATCTTCGTCGAAATCAACTGATTCAACTTTAGCCTTAGCATTGCTTGGCTTAGCCTTAATGGTCTTATCCCCTTCGGGTTTAACAGCATCAATAGCTTTTTTAACTGAACCGTCATCTTCGGCCTCGTCCATTTGTGACATTTTTGCAAATAATTTTTGCGCGTCTTCTTTTCTAGCCTTCTTAAGCATTTCAACAGCAGCTTGGATAACACCGGCTTTAGTTTTTGGCATAGATACTGCTTCCGCAACATCTTCTTCAACTACTTCTTCCGCTTCTTCCTGTACTTCTTCTGCTTCTGTTTCCTCGTCTAAATTCTCATTTTCAACAAGCTCTTCAGAAACTTCTTCTGTTTCAACATGCTCTTCGACTATTTCGTTTTCTATTTTGTCGATTGACATAACATTCTCCTATTTAGAGTTTTTTGAGTTTAGAGAGGAAATTTTTGAAAGCTCTTATTTCAACATCCGGTCTAACCGAAGGCCTAGCTTCTTTTATTTCAGTCTCAATTCTTTCAATTTCCTGTGGAACTAGTACATCATTCTCCCATATCCAATCGACTCCTTCCATAATACCATTGACAAATGCTGCAGGAGCACTAGGATCCTGTACAATATCAACAGTAGCTAATAGAAAGTCGTCATTCACGAATGTTGTACCTTGTTTCTGCACAAGACTACCCATACCACGACTTGATACTCCAAGCTTTACGCCACCTTCTAACAAACCTTTTACAATTTGTCCCATAGGGGTGTCTAAGATTGAAGCTTTTCCTACAACATCACTTCCCTCAAACCTGAGATCTGTGATTTTGTGTGAAACTTTATCAAGATTGATAGTCGGTCCATCTGGGTGATTTAATTCACCAACCGCTCTACCAGTCTTTACTTGTTCTGTAACGTATTTATCTACCGCTCTTTCCAAAATTTTCTTTTCGTAAATACGGCCGTTACGGTTCTTCTTATCTGCTTGCATAAATACGCCTTCAATTGCAAGTGATTTTTTACCGTTAACTTTTTCTTCGATAACCTCTATATGGCTATCATTATATTCTGATATTAACTTCATGTTAATCCTCTAAGATTTTTCTTCCTCTGATGTTTCTACATCTTTTTTGGAAACTAAAGTTGATGCAATTTCAATCTTTCTTGCATCTAACCCAGCTGATATTTTGTCAGCCATTATACCATCAAAGCTTTTATTTGCTGATACATTATCACCTTTTTTCAAATCATTAATTAAATTCTCAATACTCATAGTTTATTCCTCTGCTATTATTTATATAAATTATGTTCTTAACCGAACCTTGGATCGTCTGGATCTGGCATTATATTATCGCCATCGCCAGTTTCTTTATCGATCTGCTTCTTAATAAGTTCGATATCTTCGTCAGAAAATCTGAGAACGTTCTTTCTTACCCATTCATTAGAAATATATGTACCTACAAATTCATCTAATGAACTAAGCATATCGAATCTTTCTTTCCAGATTTCTGCTTCTTTCAATTCAGCAAAATAATTATCTTCAATATAATCAAACTGGATATTTTCTTTCCAATCGGCCCAGTCTTCTTTAGTGATAACACCTTTTAATAATAATTGTGTTTTAAGCAATTGCATGAATAGATCACTAAATCTCTTTCTTAATCTATCAATAAACTTCTTAAATTTTACTTCATCTCTAGTTATCTCTGATGCTCTACCTAACGAAAATTGCGATTCTTGTTCTAATCTGTTAATAGGTACATTAAGTGATCTATATAATTTCTTTTGAAAATAAACTATATCATCTATTTGACCTAAATTTTCACCGCCTGGCAATGTAGATATTTCGGTTCCTCTTCCACCTTCTCTTCTTGGTAAAAAGAAATCCTCTAACATCGACATATGCTTTTTATCGTCTTTTATATCGCCCGTTTGAGCATCATATATTAACTTATTTCTATATTGATTCATAATATTCTTTAAATATTCTTCAGCCTTACCTTTTGGCAAGTTACCAACATCAATATAAAATATTCTTCTCTCAGGAGCTCTACTTATTCTATAAATAACAAGTGAGTCTTCCATCATTCTAAGTTGATTTACTGGCTTAATAGCCTTTTGTAAATAACTCATAATTCTTTTTCTGGATTGATCCATTATACCAGATGTTGCATATGCTATTGCATCTGGATGAATTTTTATCCCTTGATTATATTTTCCTAATGCGTTATCCTGGAACATATAATATTCTTTTTGTTTTTTGATTACTTTAGCACCAGTCTTAGGATCATCCTCTTCTTCGATCTCTTTTACTTTTCGAAGTTTTGTAGGATCGATATATCTTAATTCTTTAATACCAGCTTTAGGATTTTTAGAATCAATAATTATGTGATATGGTAATCTACCATCAACATACCATCTTCTAAAAATATCATGTGCATAAGAATTAAAATTTAGTAGTGAAAGTAATTTACTAAATTCAATTTGTACCGATTTCTTAATCTTATCAGATGTTTTAACTTCATCTAATATAAGATTTAAAGGCACATCGTCATGATCACCAACAATAGATTCGTTGATGATATCTTCAATTGCAGCATCGCACTCAGGCTGACCTGCAATATCTCTGTATTTTAAAATGAGATCTATTTCATTTTTAGCCTTATCACCATCTATATCTAGGTAAGCGCCAAAATGACCACCGGCTTGAATAACTCCTGCACCATCTTCATCTGTTTTAGGAACAAATGATGGTAAGGATTTCTCCGCACCTTTTCTATTAATCTCAAATCCAAAAAATTCTGCCATATATTATAACCTCAAAATATTATTGGAGGGATTTCTCCCTCCTCTAATATTATTTATACATCTTATTATGATGTAGTATTTGACTCCCAGTATTGAATTTGCATCTCTACTGTAAATTCTTCTATAGCTGTTGCCTCATCATAGCTGAGTTCAATAGCTCCAACGTTAGTTGGGAAGGTTCCTCTAAAGTCATATTTTTTAACTGATTTACCTGAGTTATCTAATTGTTCTACAATCATGTCCGCCATGTAATCAGTTGGGTTTGCAAGTCCA